AGACTGCTTCGTCAAACCAGAATTCCAAACAGAATATTTTCCCTGTTTGTATCCTTCAGATCTCTTTTGAGCAAACTCAACTTGTTTATCTGGATTTAAATAGACAGAATCAACTCTTGCGTTATGTCCTCTAACATACTTTGAAGTGAAACCCTTCTTCCATCCCATCCAATTTAATTTTTCTTGACATGCTTCGTTACAAGAACATGTTGGATGTATTCCATCAAAATGAATATCAAGGTAGTGTTGAAGATGATTTTCTATATCATGCTCATCTGTCAAATGGTCAAGAAATCTTGACTCTTGCCCAAAGGTTTCATCACATTTCGAGCACTTAATACGAATATAGGCCACGACATAAATATATCGTAGCCCATAAAGTTGTATAATCCAGTGGGAATCAGTATTGCAATACGCAGTTGTCGTAACGAAGTGTTAGAGCAATTTCAACTGGAGCACCATCTTCGTATGTAACTTCATTGAAGTTTGCATCTGTGATGAATGCACCCTTGATGTCCCATAATTCGACGACTGTACCGACTGGGTCAAGCATCTTCAATTGAACGTCGCGTTTGTAGAAATCAGCGTAACCAGAACGACCGGACACTGATTCAAAGTGGAGGCGGATCCATTCCATGACCTGTTGTGCACCTGATGGAGCGATTGGGTCGTGGAGCGTTACGTTCATCGTGCTGAACGTTGTCTTGCCTGCGAGATAACGACGCGAGTTGATGAATGGGATTTCGACTTCTTCTGTCGTGACCTGAGGACGTGCCGCGGTCTTGATGATGTAGGCGTCGATGCCCTCGATCATCAGCACCCATCGATTTTTTCGTTTGGGTTCGAACTTGTTTGGAATCATTGACGTGACGTCAAGCGTTTCGGCCATTGTAGGTCTCTCCTGCTATATAAGCTAACATAATTATTCTTGAATGAAGATTTTAATAAATTTTTTTGCGATTTTTATATTTCTGACTCTAACCCATTTGATACTATAAAATCTAACGATAAAAATTCTTTTGTCTTTGTTGGTCTTAGGTATATCTTACCTCTGATGGTGTTATTTTCTATGTCGCTTTTTGTTGTTGTTGAAGCGTCGACGATGACGTTGTAGTCGTTGAGACCAAAGAGAGATTTAATCGTTGATAATCTTGAATTCATTTGTGTTGAAAATAAATTCAATGTTGAATTTAGATCTTGATTAAAAAGAAGTTGTAGCGCAACGTCCCTTGCTTGACGACGTATTTCTAATAATAGTCTTCTATTGTTTATTCTACTTAAAATAGCATTTGATTTTTGCAGAGTCTTTTGGCCCCAAATAACGACACCTGACGTCGTATTGCTTGCGTTTGTAGGTTTGTACAACGGATTTATATTATTTTTGTAAAGATTATTTATGTCTTGTTCTTTAATATCAACAGTCGTTGTCAAAGTTGTGACTAACGATCCTCTTGAAGGACCTGCTGGTGCGAACCACGGGTAACCTAAACTATCGTTAAGAGACATCGCTCCTAATACAACAACCGAAGGTGGAACCTCCACTCTATCAATGTTATAATCAGTTGTAGGAAGGCTTAATATGACATCGGGAAAATACGCTGCCGCAAATGAAGAATTTAACCCTCTTGATGAAAATAAATTTACTGTATTATTTACAGAAGGTCTTTGATCGCCGTTATACGGAATAAATTTAGAAATTTCAATCAATTCGTTTGATTGATTGACTTGTTCAATGTCCATGATGTATAACGTATCGAATCTTTGTTCGGCTATGTTTGTTGCCTCATCTGTTATGATAGGGTGTCTAATACCAGGAATTGCTAAGATTTGCATATCAAATCCTGAAGTATTATTTAAGACTTCCAAAGCTTTGAGATAGGAACAAACGTTTGGTCCAGATTGTCTTCCTCTATTAGCAAAGTTCATATCTGAAGTAATTGCAGCATTTGTTATATTTTTTTCTTCAACATCAAAAATGTTAATGCCGTCGAACCCACCTTGCATTATTGTGTAAAAAGAAAGATAGTTTCTACTAGAATTATCTCTTAAATCATTAACTGAAATTCTTCTAGTTTTCTCTTGATCATTAATTGAAATAACACCGTTTCTAACATATGCTGCCAGCCGCCAATTCTCAGGAGGATCTACGAACCCATTCGATCCTGTAACGATCTTTATGTTTTCAAGAGTAAAGAAATTATTACAAAAACGATCTGTATCAATTATTCCTAATTGTGCAGTGTCAGGATTCCCAACCTTGTCTGAAACTGAAAAATTAATGTTTGTAGTAGAACTATTTGGAAAATAGCTGGTAAATGCTTCTAAAGATTTATTAAATAAAACATTAGTATTTTGATCGTTTAAATCTGTCGTATGGTCAAATTTAATACCCCATTTTCTTGTTGAGGCTGCATTGTTTGAAAATCTAATGTTATCAGTTAACGGAGCTGGAGGCGTAACTACATTTCTAAGAAAATTAGATATAGTTAATGCCGACGTATCTGTTGACCCCAAAGGAGCAAGAGGAGAAGATCCTGACGTTACTAAATGAGATATTCCTCTGAAACCTAAAGGTAAAGATTGAGGAGGTATTTCTGCATTATGTACCTCTTGAGAAACTTCAACTCTTACAATTCTAGACTTTAGTTCGTAGTTTCCTTCAACGACAAATCGTTGTTCTCCTTCGAGTCTGTCAAAGTCATAATACGCATGAATATCTCCTATAACTTTTGAAATATATCGTTTTGAAGATGGGTCAAGATTGACATCTACGTACGATTCAATAGGGTCAAATGAATCATCAAGTTGATTCATTTGTTTAATTGAAATGCTAAATGACCCATGTTGATATTCATCGTCAATTCCTGAAGGAATAATGTCGTGTATTAAAAACTTGTATTTATTAGAAACATTTGTTCCTGCGTCTAATGAATGAAATTTAAAAAGATTGATATAACGATTATGAAATTTTTGAGAAACAAACCAAGGGGTAGAAGAATGAGAAAATCTATCTCTAAATGCTTCATAATTTGGAACTATAGAGCTTCCTGTATCTCTTGAGATAGATGAGGTCAAGATAAATACAGATCTTTCAAGCCCAACAGCTTGATTCGTTCCATCTGGATTATCACACCCCGCAGTCACGACTCCTGATCCTGTAACTGTTGCGGTAGCGGGATGAATATCCCAATAAGATGATAAATAATGACCAGACTGTTGTAACAAAGACGCAGAAAGGTTCAACGCTCTTGTAATATAATTTGGAGATTGAATGTCAAAAGAAGCAGTTATAACGTTTGGATGATCTGCTGTTCCGACATGCCCATTTAACAACAAAACAAATTGTTGCAAAGATGCTCCATTGGAGTCAAAAAGCTTTATTGATCCCAACGATGTTCCTTTTGCATTTAAGTCTGAAGCGACCATTGTCGAAATTGGAGATGATGAGTCTAACCCCCCACCAGAAGATGATAATCTAATAATAACTCCAGAAGGAGCCATCAAAATACCTCTAATGATAGGTACCGCGGTGACGCCTTGTATACCATTAACGCTTCCTGTTCCTTGAAGACCTGCTGAACTAAAAATGTTCGAACCAGCAGATTCTGACATGAAACAGCCTAAGAAGTAAGTTCTTCCTAAAGAACCTCCAGAATTCGCATATGGGTTTGTTCCTAAAGCTCCAGATAAAGATACATGATTTGGTTGCTGTTCACCAACAGTGAATCCAGCATTTGTAACTTCACCTGCATTTACACCAGATTGAATGCGACGCTTTCCATCTCCAACGCCCATTATTCTAACGAATGTTAATGCAGATGAATTCCTGAACCATTCTCTAGCAGCCAAAGGTCCGTATGTTGTCAAACATTCTGCAAGCGAGGTATTAGATCCAGAAACGTTAGCAATTCCAAATTTATCATAAAAATCTACTAATGATCCAAGCGTGATTGGTACGAATGCAGGACCTTTTAACGAAGTGCCAACGATTGCCGCAGGAATTCCTACAGGATTTGTTTTTGTTGGACCAACAAACCCTAAATCGCTAGCCAATATTCCTGCGCCGTCAATTTCTCGTTTTGCCATTTGCGTGATCTTCTTTACGCTTCATAACTATGTTGAAACTCAATCTATGCAACCTGATGTGATATAATGACTCCACAAATAATTAAGGGCTCCCTTCAAGAAGCCCTTAAAAATTATTTCGATATTTAAATACCGAAATATATCCGGTAATTTATCCGATTTTACCTCACTGCACTTGTTGTAGGTTGTTGGCCACAACGAAGTCCAAGGAGACGAACTCGACCGTCTTGGTTGGTTGCAAGAAGATCTTACCACGAACCGTGTTATTCTCGACGTCCGCCTGAGTTGTGGTGGATGAATCGATGATGACGCGGAATCTCTCGAGACCAGCAAGGGCCTGAATTCTCTGAAGACGTGGTGTGACTGCAGCTGTGAAGCGGGCGAGCGTTGCTTCGCGGTTTGGCTCAAAGATAATCGTTTGTGCGATATCGCGAACCTGACGGCGGATGTCAATTAGAAGGCGACGAACGTTGATGCGATCAAGCGCAGATGCTGATTGCAACATCGTCTTTTGTCCCCAAACAACTACTCCTCCCTTTGGATTTGTTCCACCCTTTGTCACCGTTGATGGTGCATAAATTGGATTAACATCCTCATCATATAGAGAATCAAGGTCTGCATCTTTAAGTTGGATGCTTGTCTCTAATGTTGATGGAAGATCTCCTCGGGTTAAACCAGCTGGTGCAAACCATGGATATCCTAACGAATCATTAAGGGCCAATGCTCCCATTACAACAACCGAAGGTGGAACAACGACCATGTTTGATGGAAGGGAAGGGTCTTTAATCAAAACATCTGGGAAGTAAGAAGCCGCAAAAGACGTATTAAGATTACGAGCCTTATGCTGAGCTACTGTCTCTGAAACAGATGGTTTCGTTGCAGTTGTAATGCTAATAAGATTTCCATTCTTATCAACTTGCTCAATATCCATGATGTAAAGAGCGTCGAATCTTTCTTCTGTTGCTCTAATTGCATCATCAGTGACTATCGGAGCGCGGATGCCTGGAATTGCAAGAAGTTGAATGTCAACGTTTGTTGTATTCTTCATGACTTCTAAAGCCTTGAGATATGCAGAAACGTTTGGCCCTGAAGAACGACCTCTGTTTACATCATTCATGTCTGCCACGACGGCAGCGTTGTTGATGTCATACTCATCTTGATCGAAGATGTTAACTCCGTCAAATCCACCTTGCATTATGAATGAGAACTTAAGGAACTTACGATTTTGAGAATTTGAAAGATCACTTGTTGTGACGGCACGAGACTTCGCAACATCATCTGTAGTAATATTTCCTTTTCTAACATAAGAGGCATATTGCCAATCATTATTTTGAGCGACAGTTCCATTTGATCCAGTAACGATCTTAATGTTCTCAAGTGTGAATAGGTTGTTACAGAAGCGATCAGCATCAAGAATACCATTTTGAACTGAATCAGCTGCACCGGTATTATCGCCGACTAAGAAATTGATATTAACTGTAGAGTGAGATGGGAAATGCTTCGTAAAGCTATTCATCGACTTATCTTGAAGAATCGAGCTATTTTGCTCGTTAAGATCAGCAATGTGTTCAAACTTAACACCCCAATAATATCTTGAGTTAACTTGCGTTTGTTGGCCTGTTCCATCATTTAATTGATTTCTAAATGGAAGAGGAGGTTCAACAAGGCTTCTTAATTCAGTTCCAATTGAAAGCGAACCAGAATCAAGACCGCCTAGTTGTGCCAAAGGTGCTGAACCTGACGTTACGAGGTGATTAATTCCTCTAAATCCCATTGGGAGTGCAGTTGGATCAATTGCCTCATTAGAAACTGCATCAGAAACTTCAACTCGAACGTATCTAGAACGTAATGTGTAAGATCCTTCTATGACAAGCTTTTGTGCTGCATCGTCGCGATCGAAATCATAATATGCATTGACGTCGCCAAGAACCTTTGCAACGTAACGATCAGAAGAAGGATCAAGATTGATTCCTTCCCAACGTTCAAGAATCTTTGGATCGATATCTGTGTCAGTCAAGCTACGAAGAGCGAGGCTGAATGAGCCGTATCTGTTCATCGGATCATTTGAAGGAACGATGTTATAGATTGACACCTTAAATTTATTTGAAATTCCGGCACCTGAATCTAAGGCATGCAATTTGAAAAGATTTACTGGTGATCCACCGAACTTCTGTGAAACAATCCAAGGAGATTTTGCATTTGAGAATCTGTCACGGAACCCTTCAAAGTTTGGAACAGTTGAAGAACCAACATCACGGCCGAGAGAAGATGTAAGAAGGAATGCTGATCTTTCGCTTCCATTTACTGGGGGTTGTATAACAGCTCCTACACCGGTCACCGCAGCAAGAGATGGATGAATGTCCCAATGTGCGGCGAGGTAGTGACCTGCCTCTTGAATCTTGTAAGGATCTGTATTAAGAACCTTGCTGATATAATTTGCAGACGTCACATCGAAAGATGCTGTCAATACGTTTGGATATGAAGTGTCTGTTCCCTTGTGGCCGTTAAGAAGAATTGTAAACTCTTGCTTTGAAGCGCCGCCAGAAGAAAGAACCAAAGAACCGAGTGATGTTCCCTTTGCGGTTGCATCTGAACCAATCAAACCTGATGTTGGCTTGCTTGAATCCAAACCAACTGCTGAAGCTGAAAGACGAAGAACGACTCCTGATGGAGCCATAAGAACTCCTCTAACAAGAGGAACGGAACCATTTAAGATGCCATTAACGCTACCAACGCCCTGCAATCCTGCAGAGCTAAGAGCGCTTGATCCTGCAGATTCTGACATGAAGCATCCTAAGAAGTAAGTCCTTCCAAGAATGCCACTAGAATTTGCATAAGGATTAGAAGACAAAGAACCGTCTGTAGATGATGGTAGTTGTTCACCTACGGTAAATCCAGCGTTTACTACGTCACCGGCAGTTGTACCAGAAGAAACCTTCTTTTTTCCATCGCCTACACCAAGAATTCTGAGATATGTAACCGCAGTTGCACGTCTCATCCACTCAGAAACCGCAAGAGGACCAAATTTCTTTGAATCGCTCTGGCCGAACTTCGCAAAGAAGTCATTTAATGTACCATAAGTAAGAGGAACGAAAGCCGGTCCCTTCACTGAAGTACCTATGATTCCCGCTGGTACGCCTGTCGGACCTGTTTCCGTTGGTCCAGTTAAATCAATCTCTCTTGTCGTTACGCCTGCGCTTCCAAACTTGAGCTGTGCCATTTATCTCGCTCCTACGATATGCTTGATAAGTATAAGTTTACCTTCGAATTTTTCGGTATCAAACGAACTGGACGCCAGAGTTTGTAACGATAAAGTCGATAGCTATGAATTCAATTGCCCTGGTTGGAACCACAACGATTCTACCATTAAGGCGGTTTAGGTCAACATCTTCTTGTGTGTTGTTCGTTTCATTCATCACGACCTGATAGGCCTCGATTCCTGCCTGAGCCTGGATGAGACCGAGTTGAAGGATAGAATCTGCAACAAACTTGTTACGAACTGCTGGTGTGTTCTGTTCAAACACAATCCTGTTTGCAATGTTGATAATGAGTCTCTTCACCTCGAGAAGGAGGCGCCGGACGTTGACACGATCCAATGCTGACTTCCTGATCTGTAGCGTCTTCTGACCATAGATCACGAAACCGAGACGTGGGAACGTTGCAATTGGATTGATTCTTGCGTCGTATAGACGATCACGATCAGACACATTCAATCTAACTTCGACGTTATTGACGAAGTCAAGAGCAGCTCTATTAAAACCTGCTGGAGCAAACCAAGGATATGCAACCTTGTCGTTGAACCCTAGTGCACCGAGTGCTGCAACTGAAGAAGGAACCTTGACGTATCTGCTATTTGTTGTGTCGTTGATAAATACGTTTGGAAAATACGTTGCAACATAGTTGTTGTCAAATGTTCTATCTTCAAACGTTGACGCAGTGTTCTCAATATTAATTCTGTTGGTAGAATCATCATAG